ACAGGGGGGCGGGCACCGACCGTCAGAACCGCAGCGGTTGCTTTCGGCAGTTGATGGACGCCGGTGGTGGCCAGTTCGAGCGGATCGCCCACGGCGGCCGCATAGGCGGCAATGCCGAAGATGTTGCCGATGATTACGCCCTCGCCAGAGACGGTGCCGCCTGCGGGCGCGGGCACGGTGATGACGTCGCCTTTCTGAATATGGTTCTTCATGGTCAAAGCCCTTTCGAGGATTGGATGCGGACCACGGCGATGCGCGCCGTGGTGCCGGTGATCTGCCGGTTGAGGTCGCCCAGCGCGGCCGCCATTTCCGCGTCGGTGGCGTAGGTCACCCGCTTGCCGTCGTATTCGACGGTGCGGATGCCCTGATAGCGGGCGGCCATCAGGGCGTCGCGCCAAGCGGTGAGTTGGGCAAGGTCGGCCATTACGCGCCTGCGTTCTGGAACCAGCCGCGGTGGTCAATGAAGCCTGCGCCGAAGTCCAGGATCACCCGAATTTCCACGCCGTCCACATCCCAACCCGACCGGCTTTCCACCTGGGGCCCTTCGTTGCCCGAAAGGTATGCGAACTCGAGCCCGTCGATCTCACCCGGATCGGCGGTGACATACCAGCGGGTCGCACTGGACAGGCGAGGTTCGACCACCAGCGACATCGCGCCAGAGAAGGGGTTCACATCAGCTGCGGTAGCGGGTGCGATGGTCGCCAGCCACTTCTCGGCCACGGTCTCAAGCGCAGGTGGCACCAACAGGTTCTTCGGCGTGACACGGATGATGCGACCGTCGATGCCCTTCTGAGTGCGCAGCGCCAGCCGGGCTGCGGACAGGGTGGCATCGGAGATCACTGCGCCGCTCGCCGCCTTGTTGCCGTGATCGACATGGAACAGCGCCTTCGTGTCCGACAGGGTCGGGCCGTTGCCGCTGTTCGCCTCCAGTAAGGTGACGAGGATCCGCGCCTCGGTTTCTGCCGCCCCTTGGCCCATGCGGCGGGCGAGGTCCGAGAACGCGCCAAGGTCGTCGTTCACCAGCACCTGCCGGGTGATGCCGATCTTCTTGGCCCAGGTCTCGATCTTGTAGGCCTCGCGCGCCTCCGCCATCGTCCCGGCCTTGATCTCGCCGTGCTCGTTCAGCTTTTCCAGCAGCGGGGCCTCGCCCAGCATGATCTTGTTCACCGACCGGAAGTCCCGCGCCGACGTCTGACGGCCAAGACGGCGGATGCCCGAGGGCGCGGCCTGGTAGGCGTCGCGCAACACGCGGCCCACGGTGTTGCCGAGGATGATCGGGAAATCGGAGGTCGTGTGCAGGGCCCGGGTGACGAGGCTGGCGGGCGACAGGGCCATCGTGGATTCGCCGCGCAGAGTCAGCAGTTCCTTGGCCATATCGACCGGCGTGGCATAGGCATAGCGGCGGGCCGGTTCAGAAAGTTCGTGGCGCGGGTTGATGCGCGCATAGAGGGCCTCGCCCATCTGGCGGGCACGCAGGGCCGGGTCGTCCTGGCTATCGCCCATCTCGACGCGAACCTGTTCGGTGCGGATCGTCGGCGCGCTGCGGGTCGCCAGCGCCTCGAAGGCGGCGCGGCGGGCCGTGTCGGCATCGGTCGCAGCGTCGATCTGGCCGTCGATCCAAGCTTGGTCCAACCCGGCAATGCGGGCGATGGAGCGGATTTCCGTATTTATCGCGGCGCGGGTCTGCGTCTCGGGCGGGGCCGGGATGATGGTGGTGTCGGTCATGTTGGTCTCCATGCGGATATGTGCGCCGGGGTCAGCCGGGGTGGGGACAAGAGAAATCTCATGGGGCGTCCAGCGCACGGCGGTCAGCACCCGCGCGCCATTCTCGGTGGCCTCGGCCCATTCCTCGACCGAGTAGCCGACAGAGACGTGCCGCAGGATCCCGGACAGAACGTCCTGCCAGAGAGGTTCCACCTCGGGCCGCGAGGAAAAGCGGATCAGCGCCGTGCCGCGCTGACCATCGACGGCGGCGGATTGCACGCTGCCAAGCACATCACGGACCGCAGATTGGCGATGGGCATCCAGCACGCTGGCGCCTTGCAGGCGCGACAGGTCCACTGCCTGCGGATCGAGGCTGAGGCGTTCCACATACGGACCAGCCATGTCGCGGCGGCGCACGGGCGCGCCAGTGGACCAGATCACCTCGACAGTACGATCATCGCAGTTGGCGCTGGAAGGGGCGAGGTCAGCGCGGCGGGTCAGCAGGGTGACGGTGTCATTCATCGGTGATGTCCTCCTTGGCAGCGGGCGGCGCACCGAAACTCAGGCCCAGCGCATCCGTGCGCGCCTTGTCGGCAGCGATCTCGGCATCGACCTGTTCGGCGTCGTAGCCCCGTTCGGAAATCGCCTGGCGGCGACTTTTCAGACCGGCGTTGATGGCGAGGATCTCGGCCTCGACGTCCTTCTTGGGATCGACGTAGTCGAACTTGGGCGGGAGCCATTCGCAGGCCAGATACGCCGCCGGATCGCGGTCAAAGTCCCGCGCGGGTAGATCGCCAGTCAGCACTGCCAGCCGCACGAAGCGGTCCCAAACCGGGCGGCAGAACAGATGCACGACGACATTGTGCTGCAACTGCTCAACCCGGCGGCGGAACTCGATCAGCCCGGCGCGGATCGAGGAATAGGTAACGCCCTCCAGATCACCGGAAACCAGCTCATATGGCAGGCCCATGCCAGCAGCCACGGCGCGCAGGTGGTTCTTGACGAAGGGGCCATAGGCGTCGCTCTCGGTCGGGTTGGAAAACCGGATGTCGGTGCCGGGCGGCAGGGGGATCAGGCTGCCGGGCTCCATGCCAACGGTCAGCGCGCCGTTTGTACTGGTGCCGGTCAGGCCGCCCGCCGTGCCATCCGGATCGGTAATGAAGCCTGTGAACAGCGCCGCGACCTTGGCCTTCACCAGCGCCGCATCCTCGAACTGGTCCAACTCGTGCAGGCGCAGCAGCACCGGGGCGAGCCAGGTGATCCCGCGCAGCTGGCCAGCCGCCAGTGGCTTGAACAGATGCAGGCAATCGGTCGCGGGCAAGCGCAGCGGTTCCAGGCGCAGGGAGGTCAGCGGATCGCCGGGCCGGTCGCGCATCACCCAATAGGCCGTGCGCTGCCCAGCGCCGTTGAACTCGATCCCCGCCCGGATACGGGCGCCACCGCCAATGTCGCGGTGAAGATCCAGCGGCACCTGGTCCCGGTCCAACAGGTCGATATGCAGGGGAACGGCAAGTGCGTCGGGCACGACACGCAATCGGGCGAAACTCTCGCCGCCCTCGACCATCGCGCGCACGGCCATGGCCTGCAGCCCATAGAAGTCCGCCAGCCCACCGGGATCGGCATGATCAGTCCAGCGCAGCCACAGCACCTGAAGCCGTTCACGAACCGCACGGTCGGGGTGCGTGGATTGCGGCTTGATCCCCGCGCCTACGACATTGCCGACCAGGCTGTCCACCGCTGCTGCGACCCATGGGTTGTTTCGCGCATACCACCCAGCCCGCCGCGCTGCCGTGGTCGCGCCCGCGAGGATCGCGGTATTCAGACCATCGACGGTGCGCGCCCCTTCCCAACGACGCCCGACACCTGCAGCGTCGAACGCGCGGGTGCCGGGGCGGCTGAAAAGACGGTGGAGCAGGCTGCGCATGCGGTGAGAGTCGCATGGCAGGTGAGCAGCAAGCTATTGGGAATGTTCGGGAACGCTGCAAGAGCGAAGCATAGTCTTCGTCACCGCATTCGCATGGGCACTCAGAAAAACTGCCTTGAATCATGATCTGAAAGGTCATAGGCACAAAACACGTTCTGTTTTGAGGAGAAACGCATGCAGATGAATTTGGTCGTCGAGGCTGATCAAAAGCGGATTTTTCAGGACATTCGAAACTTCCTAGCAGGACGAATGGTCGGAGCCACACGCGATCAGTCTCTGCTGGAAGAGGTAATGAAGTGCCTTTTCATCAGAAAGCAGCTGATTCTTAGCGGTCGCGACAGAGAAACGGACAGTCTTGATGATATTGATCTCGCAAAGTTGTACCGACGTGAGTTCAAAGCGGTTCCCGGAGTCTTCGCGAGTGGAGATCAGATTCTGCTCGATCCGATGTCGCTCCGATTTGTAAATGACAAACTTGCAAAAATAGATCTTTTGGCTTCGGATCGTGATCCAGTCGGCGACCTTTATGAAACCTTCGTTGGTTCGGCCATTCGTGGTCAGGAGGGTCAATTTTTTACTCCGCAGAATGCTGGAAGATGGCTTGTGGAAGCGATTGATCCGACCTCTGGCGAATACGTCATTGATCCTGCTTGTGGTGCAGGGGGTTTTTTGGTCTGGGCGTCGCAGCGATCAACTGGTCTGAAACTCTTTGGAATTGAAAAGGATGAGTATCTTGCAACTTTGGCTCGAGCGCGTACCGCCATCGTTGGCGCTGATGCCGATGTGCGATGCGGTAACAGCTTGTCATACGAAAGCGACGGTGCAAACCTGCGGCCAAAAGACTATATTGGTGCATTTGACGTAGTATTGGCGAATCCTCCTTTCGGAAAGAATATCAAAAGCGTTTCGCTAGAGGCTCAGAGGGAGTTTGAACTCGGCTACAAGTGGAAGCTTCAGCAATCCGGCATATATAATCGCACCAATGAAACTGCCACAAAAGCTCCACCTCAAATCCTCTTTATTGAGAGGATAATATCGATGCTCAAGAAGGGAGGGCGCGCTGGCATAGTCGTGCCTGAGAGTATGCTGGGAAGCCGTTCGTATGGGCATGTTGTGCAGTATCTTCGACATCACTCCGCCATAAAAGCCGTTGTTGGTATGCCTGAAGCTTTGTTTAAGTCATCAGGAAAGGGTGGAACGCATACGAAAACATGCCTTTTGGTTTTTGAGAAAGGAAAGCCGCAAAGCACATTCTTTCTTGCTGAGGCAAAGTGGTGTGGGCACGATTCAAGGGGCCGGTCCATTCCAAAAGATGACCTTCCAGTGATTCTGAAAAGCTTTCGGGCATCAGAAGAGAAGGGATCACTTGATTTTGGATATCGTCTGTCGGCGGATAGCATTGCTGGGAATATTTTGTCGCCTCGATACCACGAGCCAGCCACAGCCCTGTATGAGGCTGCCCTTAAAGAAACACATGACTTCGTACCAGTGGGAGATCTGGTTGAGTCTGGTGTGCTTGAGATCAAAACCGGAAACGAGGTGGGAAAGCTATCGTATGGTACCGGTGAGGTCCCATTCGTAAGAACTTCCGATATCTCTGGATGGGAGGTAAAGATCGATCCCAAGCATTGCATTTCGGAAGAAATCTATAGCCAGCTACGCGGCTCGCAAGATGTTCGGCAGGGTGATATCCTAATGGTCAGAGATGGCACCTATCTGATTGGAAGTTGTGCGATAGTCACATCCTACGACGAAAAAATCGTCTATCAGAGCCATATCTATAAGATTCGCTGCCTTGATCACGCAAAAATGTCACCATATCTTTTGCTCGCTCTGTTGTCCTGTGACCCTGTACAGAAGCAGATCAAGTCAAAAACATTTACCCAAGATATAATTGACTCGCTAGGGAGCCGGGTGCTGGAACTTGTCCTTCCGATTCCAAAGTCTGAAGGCGCGAGAGCAAAGATCATTAAGCTTGTCGAAACTGTAATTGCGGATAGGGTGGAAGCTAGAGAGCTGGCACGTCAGGCTAAGCTAATGATTGTTGATCCCAAGTATCACTCCTGAGCTTCAGCGATAACGGCGATATCTTCTTGAGGCGCAGGTAAAGCTTCGCCGGGAATGTGTATCTCTCCAAGATCAAAATAGCGCCCAATAAGCTTGACGAAGTAAATCCTGGATTGGCGAAGAGTCATATTTCCTTGAATCAGGTTGCTGCGGAATGTGCGCCAAGCGATGTTGTCAGGGCGGTGTCTTGGAGTTAAACTTGGGTTTTCATGGCCAAGGTGAAAGCTAGAGTGGCCGTGCACTGGCGTTAACCCTTCTTGCCTCAGATCTTCGAAATCGAAGCGCTCCAGAAGAAGGCTGTCTCTAAATGTACCAGCGATGATTTCATGACCGAGATACTGTTCCTCACAAATTTGTTTAAGATTCGGCCCGAGTTCTTTTATGTGTTGAGCAACTCTTGTTAGTTCGTGCGGAATCGCAGGCGCATTGTCGAAACAAAAGATTTGTGCGCAGAGCTTTACGAAGATAATTTTGCAGTCAATTTCCGTGCCATATTGAGGATGCCCAGGGTCAAGCTCCCACCGTGGGTCTCGATTTGTGGCGTAGAGTCCAGTCACTTTACGCCCGGTCTTTAGGGCCTTGGTTCTGATTGAACTGACCGTTTTTGAATGCAAACCTGCTGCCCGAAGAGCAGCGCCCATTGCGATGGAATGTTCTTCGACCTCGGCAAGTGCTGGATAGACTGGCATATTCCTCGACCGTGTTGCTGCTTTGAGCTTCATGTCTATCGATGTCGAACTCTGCTGTCACTCCCCGGCACAGTCTGTCTGGCTCCTCATCGAGATTTGCCCATCCACTTTGAGTGCAGCACATTTGTGCGAGTCTGGGCCGCGATACGGGGATTGTGAGCGCAATCATGCGTTGGTTGTTGGGTGTGTTCCTCGTTCAAACGCATTCCCATGCTGATCAGCCCATGCAGGGCGGCGTGGGCGTAGACGAAGGTGTCCAGCGCCTCGTTGCGTTCGCCGTCGCGCTTGGGCTGCCAGGAGCGGATGGGGCGGCCCTTCTCAAAGCGGGTGACGACGCGTTCGGCGGTCAACTGGCGGAAATAGTCGGTATCGAGGCGGCGGGGGAAGTGGATGGCGCCGGGGCCGGGTTCGGTCAGTTTCAGACGGGCGTAGACCGCGTCCTTCACGGCATCAACGCCGACGATGAACAGCGGGATCTTTGCCTTGTTGCTGCGGGTGGGTCGGCGGGGCCAGACCGGGAAGCCGGGGCCGCCGCGACCTTTGATTGCCCAAATGCGGCGGGCAAGGCGGGTGCGGCAGAACTCGTAGGCCATCTTTGTGTGGTGGCCGCCGGTATCCACGGCGACGGCGCGCACCGGCAGATCGCCATAGGTGCTGTTCAGCACGCCATCCAGATCGGACCACAGGCGCGGGCCGGAAGGGTCGCCCCACAGGACGCGGTAGTCGATAACCCACGCTTCCTCGTCGCGGCCCCAGCCGACTATCTGCACTTCGAGCCGGTCGCCCTGCACATCGACGCCCGCCGTCAGCACGGCCACACCGGGGGCGAGGTCGCTGCCCCAATCCTCACGACGCGCCATCAGCGGATCGGCAGGAACGGTGTCGCCTGCCTGGTCCTCCCAGGACTCGCCCAGCTTGGTGTTGACCCAGACCTGCAACCGGGCAGGATCCTTGGCCACGCGGGCATGTTCCTGCGCGATCTCGGCCCATGTCTCCCACGGCGAATAGAGTGACGACAGGTGGAACCCCGCGGTGCGGCCATCGCCCAGCGCGGTTGGTCGCCACTCCCCGGCAGACATCAGGCGCGGCTTTTCATGCTCGTGATGCACCCCGCCGCAGGCATCGCAGATCAGATAGGCGGCGTCGCGCTGCCCTTCGGGCCAGCGGATGCGCCCCCACGTGATAGGGGCCATGTCGCAACAGTGCTGGCAGGGGACATGGAAATACCGCTGATCGCTGTCGAGATAGGCCGCCTCGATACGGGAATGACCTTTCAGTGTCGGGGTCGAGACCATGTAGATCTTGCGCCGCCCCCGGAAGGTGGTGGTGCGCTGGATGGCCAGATCGACCGGGTCGCCCTCGCCATCGGCGTCGCCGGGATAACCGTCCACCTCATCCAGGAACAGATACCGCACGGGTGTGGACCGCAGGCCAACGGCGCTGTTGGCCCCGGTCATCACCAGTTGGCCGCCGGGGAAGGATTTGCGGAACAGGCTGTTCCCGGCGTCGCGGGATCGGGGCGCGGAGACCAGATCGCGCAGGGCAGGGGTGGCCTCGATCAGCGGGTCGATCCGAACGGTGGTGTTGCGCCGCACCATGTCGATCGAAGGCATGACCAGCATGGCTATCCC